ATTGGATCTTATTTTTCTTTAGATCATTGGGCGCGAAGTTCCTTCTAATAGAAAGAACTTTCCTATTACCTTCTTCAACAGTTACGATGTAAGGCAATTTTATTCCAGTCGGTTGTCCGTCTGCACCGACTTCTTCAAAACCTTCTAAGTCTAAATTAACGTGACACTCTAATAAAGTATAAATTGGTTCGTTCTTACCAGTTTTTTTACTACCTTCAAGATCACGTTCTTTTTTTTCTAAATCATTTTTTTCAACATTACCTGGTGGTCCAAGTTCTATATCTCTGTAGAAACCATTGACTTGTTGTTTTCTTAATTCATTTTCAGATATTTTAATTGTATGAATAATAGCTTCCGCATCATCTAATGAAGTAGCCGTGTACGGAACAATTAATTCATCTGCAGGAACAAACTTAGATACAGCTCTTCCCATATTTACATCATAGTAAACTTTTTTAAATGTAGAACCTGCAAGTGGTAAATGAAATAACATAGAGTCAAACTCTGCTTCATATTCTTTCATTTGATCCATAATCAGATAATTCATAAAATCTTTTACACGAGTTGCTTGTTGTTCTGTTGTTGGATTTTTTACACCAATAACTTGTGTTCTGACTGGTCCGTCTGCCGGTAATAGTTCTTTGTATGCTTGTGCTTGAAACTGCGTGACAGCCTCCGCCATGACAGGATGCGTTGCACCACTTGCCCCTTGAAATGGTTCAGTTCTATTTTCGTATTTAAATCCTAGTAAGTCAAGCCCCTCTGTGTATCCTCTCTCCCAATCTTTTCTTGATGCTTTATAATCCATATAGTTTTGCACCATCTCGTTCCCGATTGGCTCTAAAACTTCTTCTGGTAAAAGATCTGCTAAATTATCAAAATGTGATTCGGTTCCCGGTACGTTGATAGCTCCCGGTTCAAAGTCTAATGTTACACCACCATCTTCTTCTGGTATAACTTCAATTGGTCCTTTTTCTTCTTGTGGTTCCTGAACAGCAACTTGTTCTGCTATCTCTTCTTCTGAAGGGATATCTAATTTAGTTCTAGTGTTCGGGAGTCCTTTGTCTATTTCTGCCATATATACTCCTATCTATTCCTAACACGTTTCATTAAACCTTGCAACCCTTGTGAGTCAGGGTTCATCGATACTCTTTGTGGACCTTTATCTATACCAGCTAGTTTAGCTATACCACCACCTGCTAAACCAGGTAAATAATCTGTTACAGGTGATTGTAAAAAACCGCCAACTTTTGATTGTCTCTCAGCTGCAAGTTTTGCTTGATCTTCAAAAACCGATTGTTGAGCTTTTTCTAATTGTTCAAAACCCGCCTCTTTTTCTGGTATGACATTTCCAAAAGGATCTAAAAATTTTTGTGTAACACCAAGCAAATCTTCTTCTGCTTTTTGAACCATTCGTGGGTACATCATTAAATCTTCTGGACCCATAAACTCATCAGCTCTTGCTGATTGTTTTTGAAACTCATCACTTTTTTTGTAGAAGTCTTGAACGTTTTTAATATTACTTGTGTCATAACCAAGTTCGATTGCTTTATCTAATAAAATTCTTTGATCGGTTTTACCTAATAAACCATAAGTAGTGTCTGCTAAAATATTTGCAGGTGTTTTACCACCTTTGTATCCCATATATGCTATCGGCAAAGCGGCTACAGCTTCAAATGCTAATGCTCCTGGTCCTAAAGTTTGAGTAAAAAGAGATTTTGCTGCATTAAGTTTTCTTGCAGTATTTAAAGTTTTAACAGCTTGTGGAGCTTTGTTAGTTTGAATTTTTAAAAGATCCTCTTGTTTTTTTATATCTTTAACATAAGACATTGGATCATCACAACTACCAAGTCCTCCTGTGCTACCAGCAAACTCACATTTAAAACCAAGCTTTCTTAAATTAGCAGCGATTTGTTTAGGAGTTCCTTCTTTTGCTTGAATCATACTTTTTCCTAAAGCTGGAATAAAACTAGTTTTTTTAGTAACGGGAGCAGCAGAACTTTTAAATATAGGTTTACCTGTCTTATCTGGAGTTATAGTAACTTCATCTAAATAACCACCATATTTTTTACTAAAATTATTTTTTAAAGTATTCATCTCTTTTACAACCGCAGCTTTTCCATCCAAAGTTTTTGTTTGTTCAAACTTTCTAATTAAATCGTTCATTGGAGTATCAAACTGTGCTCTTTTAATTGTTGCGTTAAATTCTGCAGAAGTGGGATTTAATTTTATATATTCTATTTCATCTGCGTAACCTAAATCTATTATTGATTTAGGTATTTTATGATCAAACATAATTGCTTGTGATAAATTTAAAGTTTTTTTAGCTTGAGGCCACTGATTTTTTTGAGCTTGTTTTACAGCGTTAGAGGCCTCTCTAAACATTTCCTTATATTTAGGATCAACCCTATCTTTTAAAAAAGATAACAAAGCATCTGTTCCTAAAAAAGGTCTTTGAAAATTTTTAACATTTGTTAATAAATCTTCATTTATTTCATTAGCAATTAATCTAGCTATTGGGCCTTTGATAGATTTATCTAAACCAAATTTTTTAAGAGTGGGATCATTAGCAAATAAATTTCTTATATCGGGTGTTCTTCTAGATCCTGGTTCAGGTATTATATTTTCAAATATAGCTGTAATTCTTTTTCTAACATTAGGATTATTATTATAGATTACAGTTTTAAACATATCTTTTAATTGTCTAGAATTAAAAGCATCGTCTGCTTTTGTTGTTCCTTCTCGCACAGACAAAATTGTGTTTATAAAATCATCACTAAAACCAGTTAGACGACCTTTACCTCTAGCTTCGGTAATATTAGCTTTTATTGTTTTAGTTATAAGATTATCTTTACCAAAAGTTCTAGTAAAAGCTTTTTCAAACTTAACAGGATCAGAATATCTTTTAGCGTTTGTAGTTAACCATTTTTCTGCTTGATTAAAAAATTTATCTCTTTTAGCATATCTAGTTTTTTGAGAACTAGAGCCTTTTTCTAAAGCATCATATGCATCTCTATCATCAAGTATGTCTAAAATTGTTTCTTGGTCTAAACCTGTATTTTTAACAATAACATTTAAACGATCTTGATCTTTTTTTATTAGTGAAAATATTCCTTGTTTAGCATCCTCTGGAGAAATAAGTCCTGTTGGATTAACTTTTGATTTTTGAAATAATAAACTTATGTCATCGTCTGCATATGCTTTAAGTATAGCATCCGAAATATTGTCCATGGCTTTAGTTGTAAATTGTCCTTTTCTATTTCCAACAGGTTTAGCATACCCCTGCCTCGTTCCACCAAAACCTGGTTGCACTAACATACCACCACCTGCCATATCTTGTCTTGGATTGTCTCTTACAAATCTGTTAATGGCTTCTATCTCTTTAACAGTTTGTTTCTTTGGTGGGATAGGTGCTTTGCTTGCAGGAAAGACATCGGGAAGATCTGGCTTTTGTTTTTTTACCCGAGTCAGATACTTCATCATCTGTGCGTATTTAAATGGGTTCATTATTCTCCTAACATCATTGCAACGCCACCAGATGCTAGTTTACCTCGTGCAATTTCTTCTAAAGTTCTTTGATCAAGATTACCACCGCCTTGTCCTACTTCATCCAAAATTTCTTTAATACCCTCTGGCTCAATACCATCTTCAACATCTTTCATCTTACCTTCTCCGTCTGGTCTAACTGTAAGTTCTTCATATTCATCTGGTGGTGTTTTACCTTTTGTTGTTTCATCAGCTTGACCTTTTCTAAGCACCATTACTTCTTCTTCATAAGCAAAATCAGGATCTCCCTTTCGTTTTATGATTGTCATATCACCTGTTACTAGATCTTCTTCTAATGTGTAATTTTTATAATTAACCTCGACCATTCTTTCTCTTCGAGCTGTGCTTGATTCTTTACCTAGTATTTTAATTTTTGCTGCTAAATCAAAAAAATATTCTGGTGGTTTTACTACTGGTGTTTTAGTTGCAACCTCTGCAATTTTAGCTGCAGGTTTTGCACCTTTAAAAAATTTACCAACTATAGGCAGAGCTGCGAGTCCACCCATAATTTGCATAAACTTTCTTCTGGACATTCCACCTTTGTCAAATTTTTTTCTAAATTTAACTCCTAGTTTTTTATCACCTGTACCAAAATCTTTCATTCCACCAAACTCTAACTCACCACCTAATAAATTTATCAAACCCCCTGCACCTATTGTGTCTAGTTTTGGTATAGCAACTCCTAATTGTCCTTTTTCTGATATTGGAATTTGAGCTCCCTCAATTTGTATTAATCTTCTAAGAATTTCTCTTGCGGCTTCTTTAGGATCATTTGTTTCAAATTTAGGTCCCATAGGTCCTGATTTTTCACGATCAAAATCATATTTTATACTTGGTGCTCCACCATTATTAAACCCTGCACGTCCACCTTGTGCTCTTTTTTCCATATCTTTTTTTAATTCTTCCATAGCCTCTTTTTTAATTCTTTTCTTTTCCTCTTCATTCATAGCTTTTAATTTTTTCTTTAATTGATTAGTTAGCAGTGCACCAGTTGCAGCTATGGGTACAACTTCTCCTGCAACCTCGGCTTCTTTACCCGCTTTCATTCTATCCTTAACGCTTTTTAAATAATCTGTGTATGCTTTTGCAGGGCTTTTTTTATTTAAAAAATTAAATAAAGGACCTAAACCAAACCTATATCCTGCACGTCCACCTTGTGCAAAGTCTTCTGGATCTATCATGTCTTCAAAATCTAGTTTTAGTTCTAAATCATTTATCTGTTCATTTATCTTATTGTATAAATTATCTGTTTCAAAATCTTCAACACCTCTTTGTTCTAATTGAAGAGCTCTAGCGGCTCTTTTATTTTCAAGTTTAGAGATATCATCTCTTAAATTTTTCTTACGTATGTTACCAACTACTTGTTTGTTTTCTTTTTCCATTCTTGTTTTTATTTCAGCTTCTGTTTCAGAAGCCTTACCACCCATGATCTTAGATTCTTTAGGTATCTCTTTACCTTGCATATCAAGAATTTTTGCAGACTGTGTGCCTCTAATTCCTGTTTGTGTTGTAGGTTGTTGTAATTGTTCGAACACCATCTCAACCTGTCTTTGTTGATCGTCTAAATATTTTTGTTGAGACTTTGTAAGTTGTGCACCAGAAGTTCGAGCCTCTTCTCTTATGGCTCTAATTGCACCACCCATTTTATTAACATCATCAAAAGATTGAAACTCAAAATATTTTACTACTTTAGGTAGTTTACCTAGACCAAAAAATGCTTTTATGACTGACATATCTAATCTCTAAATTTTCTATTTTTAGGTACTTTTATTTTGTCTTCTTTAAGACCTTCTTTTTCAAATCTTTT